GTTAGGGCGCATTCCGCTTTTTTTTTACGACAACTTTTAAACCGTCCTACCCCTTTACCATGGGAGCGCACGCCAAAGGAGACCGCACGCAAGCAGAACTAGCCAAGTTGGCAGGCGTGACCGTGCGCACGATCCGCGAATGGGAGAAGGAGGGAATTGACGTTTACGATCTCCAATCACTGATGGCGCGAGCGTCCAAGGTGAGAGAGCGCGAAGAGGCGACGGAGGACTTGGCGGGTGTCAAATTGAGGAAGCTCAAAGCGGAGGCCGACCTCAAGGAGCATGAACTAGAAGTGGAGCGCGGGCGCTTCGTCTCCCAAGAGTCGCAGCGGGCTGATGGGCAAAAGCTCGGACTTGTCCTGCAAGGGATGCTCCTAAAAATGGCAGGCGACCTGACTCCGATCTTGGCTGGACGACCCGCTGGCGAGGTGAAGAAGGCCATCGACAAATACGCCCGCGAGAAGCTGGTTGAACTCTCCCAATATGCGCCCGACACCCTACCTTGACGGATTCCGGCTAGGTGTTCGCCCGCCGCCTGAGATGCCGCTCCGCGAGTGGGTATCGGAGAACGTCTACCTGCCGAACTCGCCGGAAGGAGCGCGGTATTCGCTGGATGCCGTCCCGGCTCACGCTACGATTTTCGACTGGCTGGAGGATTCCGAGGTCCGCGAGATTGCCTTGATTGCCTGCGTTGGATTCGGCAAGACGGCCATCCTTGAATCGTGGTGCGCCCGCATCGTCGCTGTTGAACCTGGGGACACTCTCGTCATTGGCCAGACATCCGACATGGTCAAGGACTGGATGGAATCGCGGATGCGAAAGGTTTGGCAGACCTCACCACTGACCCGCGACTACATCCCGACTGGCCCCGAGCGGTCGAACTGGAAGAAAGACTCGGTGATTTTCCGGCACATGAACTTCTTCGCGGGAGCGGCGAACGTGACCGACCTGCAAGAAAAGTCGATGGTCAACACGGCGGGGGACGAGTGCTGGCGGTGGGATGACGGCATGATCGGGTTCCTGCTCAAGCGGCACCACGGGCGATGGAACCGGAAGAACCTGCTGATGTCCCAGGGCGGGAACGAGGGAACCGAGTGGCACAAGCACGCGAAGAACGGCAAGTGGCATGAACTGGAGCATGTTTGCCCCTCTTGCTCGACCGGCTCAGTTTTCGACTGGAAGAATTTCCAATACGAGACGATCCGCGACGGCAACGAGGAGCTAGACTGGCCCGCGATCTTCGCGACCGTCCGGCTGAAATGCCCGCATTGCGGCGAGGAGTTTGAGGACACCGAATACAACCGTCGCCAGTGGGCGAAGTGCCGCCCGGTGTGGGACGAAGGGCGATTCATGCCCGAGCGAATGACGCTCCGAGCAACCTTCATGACCGTTTGGCGCTACCGATGGAGCGACATCGTGAAAGAATGGATTGTCGCCAACGAGGAAAAGAAAAACGGGCAGCTTGAGAAGCTGGAGCAGATCGTCACCCAGCGTTTTGCGTCGTTCTGGGCGCCGCCGAGCGATACGCCAAGGCTAACGGATACGGGCGACCCCTACTCGAAAAACGAGTTCCACGAAGGCACCAAATGGGACATGGAGGACTTCCGCTTCATGTCGGTGGACAACCAAAAAGGCCACCGATGGGTTTCCATTCGCGCTTGGAAAATTGGAGGGCAATCGCGGTTGCTTTGGGAGGGCCGCGTTGAAACATGGGACAACGTGCGCTATTTGCAAGAGCGGTTCGGCGTTGAGAACCGATGCGTGTTTGTGGACTGCGGATACCAGCAGGAAGAAGTGGCGCTTGAGGCATTGAAAGCGGCGACACCGACCGACCCTAAGCCTTGGAACCTAACCAAAGGCGCGGACGTTGACGGCTACGTTAAACGCTACGGAGAAAAGAGGTATCGCCGGATTTTCGGGGATTACATCAACTGTATTTCGTCCGCTGGTCAGCCCTATCAGATCATTCCATTTTCCAACCTGCTAGCCAAGGACCGGCTTACGGCGCTCATGGGTAGCGGCAGCTTCGGCGTGCCGGTCGATGCGTCGAAGAACTACCACGCGCAGATGCAGAACGAGCAAAAGCGCGAAGTGAAGCCGGGTTTGTGGCGATGGGAACTCGTTAAGCAACACGCCCCGAACCACCTTTGGGATACCGAGGTAATCGGCGTTGTCGCCGCGTGCATCTTCAAGGTTCTTGTGGCGATGGAAGAGGTGAAGTGACCGGGCGGCTGTCAAACTTTGACACCCTGCCCTTGTAATGGCCGGGAGCGCATTGCAGGCAGCACAAGACCTTTACGACTACGCACGCGGGGACGCTCTTCGCACTGCGGAGATCGAAACCGCGCTTTCGTCTGCGATTTCTAGCGGGCTTTTGACGAAAGGCGGCACCGACAACGTGACAAGCGCGAGCAAGAACAACGTTTCAATGCAGAAGACCGTTGGATTGCCGGAACAGCATCGGATTACGGCAATGCGGATGGCTCTTAACGGGCTTTTGGCGAACACGCGACCGAGCAATCGAACTTATCCCCGATACTAAATGGCAATCGTCGATCAATTCGGAAGCCCTTTTTCTAACCCCTACGGCAACCACGTTGCACGGGGCGCGTCTCGTTACAACGGAATGCGCCCGTGGGAGCCTGTGCGGTTGCACGACATTGGCAAGCTAGTCCCCGCGATTGATCGGCAAACGCTTGTTTCAGCCTCTCGCCGCCTTTACTTGAACCAGCCGATCCTTTCTGGCGCGGTCGAACAAAAGTCGATGTATTCCATCGGCAAGGCATGGATGCCGAAATTCACCGGGCAGGATAAGGATTTCGGTGATGCCGCGACAGCCTGGTTGACGGAGATTTTCTATCCGCTTTGCGACCTTCGCGGCCCGGTTTTCGACTTCAAGACCGAGCTTTACCTGCTGTCCGACGCAATCGACCGCGACGGCGAAGCTTTCGTTGTCCTGACTGAAACCAAGGAAGGATTCCCGCGAATCCAGCACATCCCATGTCACCGGGTCGGCAACCCTGTAGGAATGCAAGACGGCCCGATTGAAAGCGGGCTTTACCGCAACGCTAGACTTGCGGATGGTATTGCTTACAACCGAGTCGGAACGCCGATAGCCTTTGCTTACCTAGATGAAGATCAGAAATTGATCCAATGGGTTTCGCTTCGTGATGCCATCCACGTTTACGACCCGGCATGGCAGGAGCAGGGGCGCGGATTGCCAGCATTCACGGCATCCTTGAACATGCTGCGGGACGCGATGCAGTCGCATGACCTTGAAACCATGGCGCAGGCGATGCTTTCGGGCCGAGTCTTCATCGAGTGGAACGAAACCGGCGCACCTGATACTGGCGACCCTGCTTTTGCGCTGACCGGATCGGCTACCGGCGGCAATCAAAGCCCAGGCGTGCAAGTTGAGAATATCAACGGGCCGATGAACACTTACTACCGCGCCAACAGCGGGAGCAAGCTGGAGACGTTCCACAATCCACGCCCCGGAGAGGCATGGGAGAACTTTCAAGACCGCATCATCCGAGGCGCATTGGCCGGCGTGAACTGGCCTTACGCGATGGTATGGAAAGCCAGCGGACAAGGCACCGCCGAACGCCACGAAATCGCCAAGGCTCAACGCGCAATCGAGGACAGGCAAAGCCTTTTGATGCGCCCCGCGCTTGCAATTGTTTCGTGGGCCGTCGCCAAGGCACAGAAGATGGGCACGCTGCCGCAGTCGCCTGAATGGTATAAGTGGAGCTTCACGATGCCGCGCAAGCTTACCATCGACGATGGGCGGATGAGCAAAGAGCAGATTGAGGGATGGCGGGCCGGATACGTCAACCATGAGGACATCCTCGGAGACTACGGCAAGACCCTTGAGGAGCATTACGATGCCCGCGCCCGAGAAATCTACCTGCGGAAGAAAGCGGCGGAAAAATGGAGCATCGACGGCATCGAGATTGAGGACCGCGAGATGTCCATGCTGACCCCGAACGAGCAAAGCGCCGAGCAAATGGAAGCGGCGAAATCACCAACCACTCAAGACAATGGAAATTCTGACGATTGAAAACAAGTCCGGCAAGGTCCGGCTAAATGAGTCGGTCAACCCCGATTCCATGACCCGACTGATTGAAGAAATCAGCCAGGTCTTCGGGGCGCAAGCTGCCGCCAACGGTGCCCAGTTTGGAGAAATCACCAACTGCATCGAAAACGCGGCGGATACCCTCGACATCGAGATTCATTCACCAGGCGGAAGCGTGCTTGATGGTTACAAGCTCTATCACGCATTGCTTGAGCTTCGCGGGCGCGGAGTTTTCGTCACCGCAACCATCAACAGCCTCGCCGCAAGCATGGCATCCGTGATCGCAATGGGAGCGGACAAGATCCGCATGGTTAAAGGCGGGCGGATGATGATTCACGAAGCGTCTAACGTCGTCGCTGGTAACGCTGAGGACATGGCGCGAGCCGCAAAGCTACTTGATGAAATCAGCGGCGAGATTGCCGACATCTACGCAGGCAAGACCGGCGGCGACCGCGACGAAATCCGCGACATGATGAAAAAGGAAACTTGGATGGGCGCGGATGAGGCTAAGTCGAAGAATTTCATCGACGAAATCGTGGATGGGAAATTTGACACCGCGAAGAAGGGCAAGAGCATGAATATTCTCGACCGTCTCACTTCTCCCGCCAGCGCCGAAGCCTTGGCGGAAATCGACACCTTGAAAGCCGAGGTTTCCAACCGCGAAAGCGAAGTTGCCGAGCTTTCTAACAAGGTCAGCGTTGCTGAAGCCGCGTTGCAAGAAGCCGCCACCGCTGCCGCCGAGCTTCGCGTTTCAAACGAGACCTTAACGGCTCGCGTTACCGAACTTGAGGCAATCGCCGCCCGCGTCCCCGAGCTTGAAGCCGCCGCGAAAGTGACCGTCGAAAAGATCGGCAACGAAGCCGCGCAGATCGCCGCTTCCATCGGTCTCACCCAACCCCTCCCGGACGCAAACAACGGCGAAACCAAGTCGATTCTCGCTCAGTTCAACGAACTTGAGGGCGACGAGGCAACCCGTTTCTACAAGGCGAACCGCAAGCAAATCATCGAAGCTCAACTCAACTCCTAATCACTCCATCTCATGGCTACCACGTTTGTTGACAAAATCTACACTCAGGAGGTGCTTCGCGCCTTCACCGCTGGCCTCGCGCCACTCTCCGCATTCACCCGCAGCTTCTCCGCAGAAGCCCGCCGCAAGGGTGACGCCATCATCATCCCTCGCGTTTCCGCTCTCAGCACCACGACCTTCGCTTATGCGAACAACAGTGGTTCGCCCTACGAGACCGAAGGCGGCGAGATCGCAGCAATCACCGTCAACCTGGATCAACACCAGATCGTTGGTGTTGACCTGACCGACATCCAGTATGCCAGCGCCGGTTCCGCCGATATCATGAACTTCGCGCAGAACCAAGGCCGCGCCTTGGCCCGCAAGTGCATGGGTAACCTGTTCAACGCGCTGACTGTCGCGGCTTTCGGATCGCCAGCCGCTACCGCCGTTACCATCGGTGGAACCGGGTTGACTCAGATCCGCTCCGCTCGCCGGACTCTGGTGAATCGCCAAGTGCCGATGGAGCCGGTGTCGCTCATTGCGACTGCTGACCTCTACCACTCCCTGCTTGGCGACACCAACATCTCGCAGTCCTTCCAATACGGTGGGTCCGAAGCAGTTCGCGAGGGTCGCATTCCTCGCCTGCTCGGCATGGATGTTTACGAGACCAACCTGACCAGCATCGGAGCTTCGCTTTCGATTGTCGGGTTCCTTGCTCACCCCGATGCCGTTGCTTGCGCAGTCCGCAATCTTCAGCCCCAGGACGGTGGCGACAGCTACCTTGCGGTTGAAACCGTTTCCGATCCTGAAACCGGCCTTGGGTTCACCTATCGCCGCCACTTCAACCCCGGCAAGGGTCGCCACTACGCTTCCATCGAGTGCCTCTTTGGATTCGCTGCCGCCCTCACCCTCGGCATTGGCCTTATCGCCAAGACTGACTAACCTTCCTGCGGTGTTTCATGGTGCCGCCGCTCTGGGAAACCGGGGCGGCGGTTTTTCGTGTTGCGTTTTGGCCCTAGTCGGGGTTGGATGCCGCCAACCAGATGAGAAAAATGAAACTGTCCTTGTCGGTGATTACCGGCAACTGTGAAGCAGATGTGGTGCGGTTCCTGAATGTGTTTCAGCCGCACTTCGACGAGATCGTGATGGTTCGCGCAATCGGGAATCAGAAACCGGACAAAACGCTTGATATCGCAAAGCTTCGCGGGTGCAAAACAGGAGAATACTTTAACGGCGTCACCTGCGGCGGCGGGCGAGTAAAGCTTTGCCGTAAGAAAGGAACGGAGGACTGGCCGCACGTTGACGACTTCGCCGCCGCTCGCAACAAATCCGCCGAGCTTTGCACTGGCGACTGGATCATGTGGGCGGATATGGACGACACCACCGAGGGGCTGGAGCATCTGCGGACCATCCTTGAGAACCTAGACCCGGCTATTGACGTTCTGCGCTGTCCCTACGTCGTCGGAGAGCAAGGGGTGGTGGCGAACTACCGGGAACGAGTCTGGAAGCGCGGAACACCCCACAAATGGGCAAACGCGATCCATGAAAACCTTGTTAGGACGGACGGCAAGGATGCGAAGCAAGCGCAGACCGACCGGGTGCGACTCGTCCACATTCCGAGGCATAACAGGGAATGTTCCAAGGACCGAAACCTGCGAATCCTTGAGTCGATCCCGGAGGAAAAGCGCACGCACTCGCATACGTTCTACCTGATGAACGAATACGCGAGGATTAAAGACGCAAAGGCAATCGAGCTTGCCAAGTCTTTCCTCGCGCATCCAGAGGGCGGCGGTCCTGAGCGTTACGAGACGTTTATGATGCTCGCCGCGATGGCGGAAGAGTTGCCGGACAAGGCGGCAATCTACGCGCAAGCATTCAACGAAGACCCGAGTCGCGCCGAAGCTCTCTACGAACTCACGGCGCTCTCCATGTCGTTCGACGAGCCGGAACGGGCGCTTGCTTACGCTCGCCACATGATGACCTGCGAATGGCCGGAAAAGCCGTCCTGGAACCACCGGAAGATGTTCTACGAGTTCTTCCGCGAGGACTTGTATTTGCAGGCTCTCCGCATCAACGGGCGGGCCATGGAATCCGACACCCGGCGCGGGAACATGCTGGCGACATCGGGCAAGGCGACGATTTCCCTGCTCCACGCGACACGCGGCAGGGCGATGCAAGCGATCCGCTGCCGGTCGGAATGGTTGCGACTCGCGGACGATCCCAAGCGAGTTGAGCATATTTTCGCGGTCGATTCAGACGACGAGGAAGCCGAGGTTTTCTTTCGCTTCCCGTCCATCATCATGGACAACAACGGCGGGCCGGTTGCTGCATGGAACATCGCGGCGAAGCAAAGCACCGGGCAAATTCTGGTCCAGCTTTCCGACGATTGGAAACCGTTCCGAGGATGGGACACGGCGATTGTCGATGCCATCGGAGACACATCCGCGCCCGCTGTTCTTGCGGTCAGCGACGGACACCGGAAAGACGACCTGCTTTGCATGGCGATCCTGACCCGCGCCCGCTACAAGCAACAGGGGTATCTATTCCATCCCGAGTTCTTCTCCATGTTCTCGGACAACTGGTTCTCGCATTGCGCCTTCCGCGACGGCGTGGTGATTGACGCTCGAGACCGAATCACCTTTGAGCATGTCCACCCGGCATTCGGCAAGGCTGAGATGGACGAGACATACGCCCGCAGTAATGCCGCCGAACACTATCAAAAAGGCTCAGAGATTTTCCAAAGGTTGACTCATGAATGACCGAACGACACACGGAGGAAAAGGAGACGCGCCACGATCAGGCGGTGGCGAGAAATTCCGCAGCAACTACGACAAGATTTTCAAGAAGCATGAAGCCAACCCTATCGATCCTAACACCCGCAATCTGGAACCGGGAGAGCGCGAGGTTCCTAGCCGCCGCCATTTCCGACCAGATTGGAAACAGCTTGGTTGAGCATCTTGTGCTTTTCGACAACCGCGCCCGAAGCATTGGGGCGAAACGGCAGGCGCTAGTGGACATCGCACGCGGTGAATACGTCGCCTTCGTGGACGATGACGACGACATTTCGCCGGACTATGTGGACCGATTGTTGAAAGCCGCCAAGACTAACGCCGATGTCATCACGTTCCGCCAGCGGGCAATCTACAACGGGTTGGAATCCGAGGTGCATTTCGGCATCAACAACCAAGACGGGCCGTTTACACCGGGCGGCACAACCCTCCGCGCTCCGTGGCACGTTTGCGCGTGGAAGCGGGAGCGGGTAAAGGACTGCTTGTTTGCCGAAAGCAATTACGGCGAGGACTTGGCTTGGTGTATGCAAGCTCGCAGAAGGGCTAGGACCGCGCACCACATCGACGCGGTCTTGCACACCTACCGGCACGATGCGGCGACCACGGCAGCACCGGAGCTTTGACTTGCTCGCTTATGCGTGAGCATCATTGATGATTTTCTAAACGGTTCCGCCGACGAGGTGGATTCAATGTTTGGAACTAAGACCATGGTTTGCGAGGGTCAAACCTTCGCCGTGGTCTGGGATGACTACAGCAGCGACTCAGACGGCGCTTTAGGCGGTCTTGAGCCAGAAGTGCAGGCAATGGCAACCGCTCAACCTGGGGACGTTGCAAACCCAGCCACGCTCAAGGGCAAGCGATGCACGGTCGGCGGCGTGGCATTCCGCATCTATGCCGTCCGCGTGGGCAACGTGGCGATCCGTTTTGACCTTTGCGACCCGAACGAAAGCAAATGATTCGATTTCAACTAGATCCGGCTTCCGTTCGCGGATTCAGATCGCGACTAACCGAGTTCTCGAAAGGGACAGGCAAGACGATTCAAGAGTCCATGAACCTACTAGGGAAGGGTTGCGCTAAAGAACTAGCGTCTCTTGTTCCTCCCTACGGGGTTTCAGCAAAGCAAGGCGCGGCGTTTCAAAAAAGCATTGCCAAGCAAATTGATCGAGCAATCCGAGCGGCAAACGTCGCAGGCACCCAAGGGGCAGCCGGATTCGTCCATGCGCAAGTCAGGCGTAAAGGACAAGTTCCCAAGGGGCTAAAGACGCAAGGCCAATACAAGCGCGAGCCGATCCCGATTAAGGACAAGGTGGATCTGCTCCGCAAGAAGCAATCGGCAGCAGGCACAGCTAAAGGCGCATGGGTTGCGGCGGGGGACGCGATTGACGGGAAGAAAATGCGCGGGGTTGCAAAGTGGATTCGCCGCCACGCTCAGAAAAACGGAGCGGCAAGCATTAAGTCCGAAGGCATCGGCTCGACTATTTTGCTCACTAATAATCTCCCATACATCAACGGGCTACAGCCGCAATCCGTCATTGATCTTGCGCTAAAGCGTGGATACGCCCGAAACTTCCGGCACATGACCATTGTCGTTAAAAAACTACGAGGGGAAATCTAATGACCACCCACAAACTCACCAACGCGCTTATCGCCCTACTTGAGCCGATCAAGCCCGACGCTTCGATCACCGTAGTTGACGCCCGCGCCATCTCTGACATCGACCTGCCAACCATCGCGGTTGACGTTGGCGACCCTGAGCGGCATTCGCTGGCGCTTCCTGGTGTGATGAAATGCCCGGTTGAAATCACCCTCCGCGCCCATTCCGGCGACGGGGTAACACGCGACACTCTCAAGGCGTGGGCGGATGCCATTGAGCGCAATATCAACGGGACAATCAACGTCGCGAGTTTCATCAGCGGCTCAGGACTCGGAGTTCAATGTGACTACTTCCAGATGGATGGCGGCAGCACCAGGTGGGAAGAAACGACGTTTGAGGCATCGTTCACAGCGGAAGCGTGGATTCAGCGGACCAGTTGACCGAATTTGACACCATGGCCATTTCAAATGGCTACGTCCTTCGGCACTACCACCGGCCTTTTCGGCATCGCGGCGCAACAGACGGGATTTCTTCTCGACTCCGTTTCTGACGACTACGCGCAGGATTCCAAGACCGTAAAGAACATCAGCGGCGACGATACCGGCGAGGCTTACTACAACGAGCGGATCGAGATCTCCCTTGATGGCTACGCGCCGTCCACCTCCGCTTTCTCTGGCACCCTCGCCAGCGCAATCAGCCTTGCGACCGCGCCAGCCGATCACCTAATCGGAGCCGTGACCGGCGGAACCTACGTCATTACCGGCGTGACTCGCTCTAGCACCTCCGAGGACTACCGCAGGATTTCCGTTAAGGCGAAATACTCGCCAACGATTCTCGCCTAAACAGGCACCAACAAGATAATGTTCCGAACCAGATTCGTGGGCGTCACCGGAGAGGGTGGCGCTACCGCAAACACCCGCGCAGCCGCCGCGCTTTACGCGCTGGACGTTCCGCTTGATTTGCAGCGGACGCTTACCAGCATGGCTGGCGATGGCATCAACGGCGTGCGAATCACTTGGCATTTTGCCGAGGCGTCACCGACTGGCGACTCTTCCGCGAAGATGCTCAAGGCGTGGGACGACCAAGAGTGGGCGCGGGCCAATCCCGATTGCCCGTTGGTCAACATCAAGGCCGCGTTTGTGGCCTACGCGGAAATTACGCGAACCATCAAAGAGGGGACGATTGAATGCCGCCCCGCCGCTGTCCCGTTTCTCGAAACGGTTGATACCAAGATGGCGGCTTGCATGGTCAAACTGGGTCACCCCATTTCCGGCGTTGCCTACCGGGACGGGAAATACCGCTTCCGGTTCAATCAATGCGCGGGCGCTGACTTCGCGGTTTGGAACACCATTGACCCGGCCCGCACAAAACACCCCGACACCCTCCTGCACGCGCTGTGGTGCGCGTTCGACTGTCACCAGAGAATGGTCGATTTCATCAAGCGCGACGGCCCGCAATTTGCCGCCGTTAAGCATCGTGGGCGCACGGCTCTTATCGGCAAGGACATGGAGCAAGAGCAAATCAACCAGTTGGAAAAGCTACTCTACCGCAGATAAACAAGATGACCTCATTCCAAGCAGAACCACCGACGATTACGATTCGCGGCAAACAAACCAAGCTCCGACCATTTGGGCGCGGAGCAGGCCGAATCTTGGCACAACTTTCCAACGTAGAAGACGCCAACGAAAAGGGCGGCGCTTTCGTCGTGGCGTTTGCCGCGATCTACAGTCTGCCACCCGCCGAAGCTTTCGACGCCGTGAACGACGAGGCTCGATTTAACCGCGAGGTGGGAATTGCCGACATGGAGCTTTCCAGCGAAGATCTAAACGCCGTTGCTGAATACATCGCAGGCATCAACCAGCGAACCGAGGCGGCATCCGTGACGGTGGATGACTCGCCGGGAAAGCCTTAGACCGTGGAGACCCGCCCGAAGATGAAGCGTTTGAAATCGACCTTTTCGCCAGCGAATACGGGTGGACCATCGACTACATCCTTGACCTCCCGCCCGACCAAAAGGCCGAGCTATTCCACGCGCTGCTTTACAGGAAAGGACTTCGGACGATCAAGGGAGCGGCGAAACAAGAGCCACAAGCAAGCCTGCGCGACCGAGCGCAAGCAATCTTTGACACCGTGAAAGAGTAATGGCGCTCACCATCAAGATCCGGGCTGATGCCAGCCACTTCAAGAAGACCATCGCGGGCATCGAAGTCCAAGCGAGCGGTCTAACTGGCGTGATGGGCAAGCTTGCGACTTCACAAGCCGCTTTCGGCGCTGCCCTTGCTGCCGCCGCTGCTGGTGCTGTAGCCCTTGGCGCTGGCCTTGCGTTCATTAAGGACGCATCGACGAAGGCGGCAGGCATCGAGTCGTTGACGATGCAATTTGAAACACTTCTTGGCAGCGCAGGAAAAGCCAAGGAGCGGATGGAGGAAATCAAGAAGTTTGCCGCTTCTACCCCGTTTGAAGTCGCCAACCTTTCAGAGACTTCCAAGCTTCTTCAAACCCTCGGCGGCGATCTTCTGGCAACTGGTGCTGGGCTTCGGATGGTTGGCGATGCTGCCGCGATTGCCGGCCAGCCCATCCAAGAGGTCGGATTGCATTTCGGCAGGTTGTTTAATGCGATCACCAGTGGAACGAGCGCGGGCGAATCCATTGGACGACTGCAAGAGCTTGGATTGATGACCGGCAAGGTGAAGTTGGAGTTTGAGGCGTTGGCGGCAGCGCAGAAGAAGGGCGAAAAGCCGATCTTGACCCAGACTCAGGCCATGACCCTTTTGCAGGGAGTCTTCGCGAAAACGGAGGGCGCGATGGAGCGGCTTTCGACGACGACTGAAGGCATGAAATCCAACTTTGTGGATGCCGCCGATAATATCAAGGTTGCATTTGGAACTGGATTTAACAAAGGATTAAGGTCCGCATTAACTGCCGCGAACAGTTTCCTCCCGCAGCTTGAAAGCCGCTTTGCTGCCGCTGGCGATTTTCTGGGTAAGGCGCTCACGGAATCCATCAGCGGAGACACCGAGAAATTCGCCGCGCTTGGAGTGCTAGTCGGGACTGCTTTCTGGGAGGGCTTTAAGGAGATCGGGGGCAACGTCATTGTCGAATCCATGCGTGGATGGATGGAGAAGACGGGATCAATGGCGGGAGCCGAAAGCGGGGTTGCGGCATCCGCTGTTGGAAACGCGCTCTTTGGTCAAAAACCGACCATGCAAGACATGATCGGCAACGTGCGAACCGGAATGCAACCCGCCATTGAAGGCATAGAGCGAGCAAATGCGCCGGACTGGAACAAACAACTTGAGGAGCAACGGCGACGAGTTGATCAGGAAATTCTGAATGAGGCCAAAAAGACCAACCAGCTTTTGCAGAAATCAGCAATCGTCGGCCTTTACCCAACATCACGATGAGCGTGACACTTAAAGGATTCTCGTTTTCGGACGTAAAGCCGCAGCCAGGCTTCACGGCAACTCGCCAAGAGAACGGCGGATACATCGGGCGGCACTCATTCGCGATTTCGAGAACGGCATGGGAAAGCGGGGCCGCGAATCAATTTTCCAAAGGCCAGCCGATTACGTCGTTTGACGACAGCCTGCCGTTCTCATGGAACTTCCTAAAGATCGTCGAAACCGAGATCGTCAGTGAGGAAGGCGACATCGTGATGATCTCCGTGACCCTTTCAGGGGCGCAGGGAGCATCTTACAACGAGGACGACGAAGCGCCCGCCCCGACGTATCGACTGAACGGTCAGTTGCAAGATGCACCGCTTTCGATGCATCCGAAATGGGCCGCGCTTGAAGACATCGAAAAGGCTGGCCTTGCATTGCTGATTCGCGGGCAGGCGGAATATGATTTGCCGACGTTTAAGGTTGGGTCATACAGCGTGGAAGACAGCACTTTCAACGCCATCAAAGACAGCAGCGGCACGGAAATCCTAATGGATTCCGAAGACGCCAAAGAGTTTGCGTTACGAATCGCTCGCGGCGAAACCACTTATTCCCGCCCCGTCATCACTTGGACCGAATCCGCGCAAGGAACCGATGGATTGACGAACGCACAGCTTAACAAGCTAGGCAACGTCTCAACGCCACGCGGCGACCCGCCAGAAGCTAGCGGCACACGGGACTGGATGCTTACCAGCGCATTCCAAGAACAACGCGGCGACCTATTCACGACCGACCTTGAGTGGACGCTTTCCGAAAAGGGCGGGCATGACGCATTCCTCTACGAAGAATAAAGCCAATGACTCCCATCCGCAAAGGGTCGAACCCGGTCAAGATTCCGTTCCAAATCAAATCGAGCGACCGGACTTTCGCGTCGTGGGCCAACGAGGTTAGAACGGCGCTGCTACAGCTTGAGGGGCGCGTTCCAACTGCGAACGTGGGCAGGGCTGTATCCAGCGGGGCGCAGCTTCAATTCAAAATCTACGGCGTCCGCTACGACACCGAGGCAGAGAAATGGTTTTGCAAGGTGCGCCCCGGATGGGTCCGCAGCCGCAACCCTGACGCCGACGCCACGGAGCCGATCAAAGACTGGATGCCAACCGCTGGCGACCCTGCCGTTGCGCTCGACGCTGAAGAGCCGCCTGAAATCGAGATCGCGGACGGGCAGACGGTTTACTGCCGCGTCACGACCACGGCAAAGGGCATCATCGAGGAAGCGCCGACAATCGAAGCTGCAACGACGCCCGAAGCAGGCGTGCATTTCCAGCCGCCGAATCAAGAGACGGAAGGCGATCTGTATTTCCCGCTTTGCAACATCACAATCGAAGGCGACCCGGAAGTGGTCACGCTCGAGCAGATCCAGCAGGGCGGGCCGATTGACGTTGTTCCGAACCTGCCCGAGCTGAAGAACGTCGGGGACGAGCGGGAGGTCTTCAAGGGGCGGGAATCGGCGGGGGATACCTACGATTTCCGCACTTTAAAGCAGATTGAGCCTGATGCTGATGGCTTCGCAGTCATCAAGCCCGAGCCTGAAGACCCAACGGAGGCCGGAAACCTTGAAACGATTGACTTCAAGTTCATCACGCAGCGGGCGACGGGCGCACAGGTCCAAGTGGAGGATGTGGACGACGGCGAGGGAATCCGCGTAAAAGGCAATGACTACGACGACACCTACTTTGATCCGTTTGGCGGGTCCGTCGAAGTGATTGACGGGCTAGTGACAGGCATTACCCCGAGCGACGTTGAAGGCAAAAACCTAGACCTTACCATCGAGAATCTTGAATACGCTGGAGGCGAAATCATCGGATCGCCAGCGTTTGCAGCAACCCTATATTTCAGAGGTGGCGTCTACATTGGAATGGTTGACCCAGAAGACGCACCAGCTCAACTTGACGAAGCCACGGTGACGCGGATGATTGAGGGCGCTTAACCCTTTGGAGGCCGACACCTGATTCCCCGCTTGCCATTCGCGGTTTTGACATCATCCCATCGGTATGCCGATCACGCCAAATTCAGCACGGGCCTACTACGGCTTGCAGGCCACTGCGGAGCCGACGAAGACGCAGGTTTCTGGGACAGTCGCCATCGGTGTTCCGTCGTCGGTGATGACGCTGACAGGGGCGACGACCGCCTATTGCGTGTCGGCTACTCTCGCATCTACGGGAAACACCCTGACAATCGACACCGAGACGGGCATTGCCACCATCGGAACCGCGCCCGTTTCCCAGGTCGAAACTGCCACAATCGTTGCGGCTGGAGGTGCGACATCGAGCGGAAACCTCGCTGTCACCGTCACGGCAGCGGGCGTCACTGGCTCGCCATTGGCAATCCCGGTCGCGCTTGTCACTGGAGTTGACACTACGGCATCGCTCATCGCCGCGAAGGTGCGAACGGCGCTCGGGGCAAACACCGCTTTGACCGCGCTTTACACCGTGGGCGGCACTGGGGCGAATGTGGTTCTTACCCGAACCGTGGCAGCGAACAACGACGCGACTCTAAACATCGCCGTTGCCGCTGGTCTTGGCGTGTCCGCAATCACCACATCGACCGACACAACGGCTGGAGTTGGCGGGGTAAAGCTCACCAATGGAACCGGCGACGGTAAAGACTTTGAGGGGATCAGCCTTGGGAACGCGCTTGTTATCGCCGCCTGCATTGTTAAGGCATCAGGAACTGGCGGGATTGATGTGGATGTCGTTTCTGAGAACTACGTCTTCAATTTGCAGCCCGGAGCAATTTGGATGATTGCATCGGGAAGCGGAGAGCTAAACGACTTTATAGGCAACATGGTTATTACCGCTCAAAGCAATGATGCGGCGGTTGAAGTTACAATCATCGGCCAAGCATGACCCCCGCATTCATCACCCTCCCAGAGGCGAAGAACGACAAAACGTGGGACGGCTTGACCGTCTCACTGTCATCGGACGGCACGACCTTTGACGAGTCGCTAGCGTCCGTGAAGATGACCTTCAAGCTCGCGGGCGTCGAGTCGCTGACACTCACTAGCGCGGCTTCGCAAATCACCATCACCGACGCCAACGCATGGGAGTTTTACATCAACCCCATCTCACGCTTGACGCTCGCCGCTGGCGTGCATTCCTGGGCCATTGAAACAACCTCCAGCGCGTCACCCGCGAGCGTGCAGGACTACATCGTCGGAACCCTAGAAGTCAAAGCTGACAGCACACCATGAGCGTAACCGCGAATCTCACGACCAACGTCGAAACGATCACCGCGACCATCGTGGTTGAGGATGAGACGATCATTGCTCAGGTCAACACGGCACCACGCGGACCAGCGGGCGAGGCAGGCGCAGCCGGACCAAATGCGGTCACCACCGCGACGACGACCAACCTCACCGGCTTCATCTCCGGCAACGGCACCAACATCGCTGGTGCTACTGCCGCCGCTACTGCCGCGACGGCGAACACGCTGGTGCTGCGTTCTGCGACAGGCGGGGCATCCTTCGGCCCACTCTCCGCCTTGGCGGGCAGCAGCAACCAGCACAGCATCACCAGCTCGGCAGGCACCAACATTGTCGGCCCGCTTGCACTCAGCGGCAGCACGGGCGACACGCTCACCGCGACATACAACGCAGCTATCACGCTCAACAGCACGACGGGCGTGAACGTCAACGGTGGACCTCTCACGCTCACCCAGACGTGGAACGACGCGGCAGTGACCTACACGGGCTTGCAGGTCAACGTGACGGACACGGCAAGCAACGCGGCATCGCTGCTGGCGGATTTTCAGGTGGGCGGATCTAGTAGGTTTGCAATTGGTAAAACCGGATTTACTTTTAGAGCAGCAACGATCTTTGCTGGCATTAGCTCTGATGGATCAGGCAGAATTTTGCTTAACTCTAGCACGGCAGGAGGAGTAAGAGTTTCAGGCGATCTTCAAATTGGGTTGAGTGACACGGTCCTGCTCCGCGACGGAGCCTCAGGCACCCTAGCCCAGCGCAACGGCACCGCCCAGCAAGAATCCCGCATCTACGGCACATACACCAGCGCAGGCAACTACCGCCGCCTCGCTCTGAAGATGGACACGGCTGGCGTGGCGCAGATCGTGGCGGAAGGGCACGGCGGCGGGGCGTCGGGTAACAGGCTGGAGTTCGTCACGGGCGGGGCTACGAGGATGACTGTTGCGGCTGATGGCAACGTCGGCATCGGCACGACGAGTCCGGCCAGCAAGCTGACAGTCACAGGCGGTGACATCGAAGCCACCGACATCACCAAAGGCATCATCCTCAAATCCCCCAACGGCACCCGCTACCGCGTCACGATCAGCGATCTTGGAATCTTGTCTGCCGCGTCACTCTAACCACCCACTCCCATGCCCATCATCCCCGAGCAACCCATCGTCGTCCCGCCCGTCCCCGGCGAGACCTTCACCGAGCAGTGGATCTACAACCTCGTCGTGCATTCGCCCGCGATCAACTCAGGCCGCGTGCAGATCCAGCTCCTGCCGTTCGATCCGACCGCCCCGAAAATCGGACCCGGCGAGTTGCTCGAGAACATCGAGACCGACCGCCTCTGGGATGCCGTCGCGGAGGTGCCTGAGGTGGCGGCTGCGATGCAGTCGGTGCTCGATGCCGTCGAACCGCTGCGGGCATGGATCGCGGCGCAGAACGCACCGCAGCCTGAGCCTGAGCCTGAGCCGGAACCAGAAGCAGAACCCGAGCCTGAGCCTGAGCCTGAGTCTTAATCCATGCACCCTGTCATCGACCATACAATTTCGGGCCTGACCGCAATCGTGGCGGGCGTCGTCGGATCGCAAGCACTTCCCGACATCCTCTCGCAAGTCCCTGCCCCGGACTGGATACAGCAGTTGCAGGGTCCATTCGGGGCACTCATCGGACTTGCACTTGGCTTGTGGTGGATGTCTAAGCGATTGGACAAAGCCGAAGCCAAGGCGGACAAGCGCGAGGATGAGCGGGATGCCGACAGGAAAAGCCTGATTACCGTAGTCGAGCAAAACTCTAACGTGTTGCGGAATGCGTCGGAGATCCTCGGCAACGTGAAGGAGGCGCTGAAAAAGCCATGAATCTATTCGCCGCGTTCGCTGGCTGGCTTGCTGGCCGAATCGGGGACGCGGTGATTCCAAACTACAGACCCATGCCACCCGAAACTCTAGTTGCAATCTGCGTCGGCCACTCTCGCCACATCAACGGCAGGCGCGACGGCGGGGCTGTCTCTGTCGGTGGCGTTTCGGAGTGGACGTTCAACCTCGACCTGGCGCAAGAGATCGACCGCATCCTGCGCGAAAAGGGCGTCGTTTCGTTTATCGTGAGCGACTATCGTGGGTCGGGCTACACCGACTCCATGCGATGGCTGGCGGCGGAACTCAAGGCCAGGAAGGCGACCGTTGCCATTGAATGCCATTTTAATGCAGCGAGCGGCACAGCCAAGGGTCACGAATGGCTTTACTGGGGCCACTCTAAGCGAGGCAAGGCGCTTGCGGATGCTTTGCGCGGGGCATACTCCGAAAGCTTCCCACAGGCCGTCTCTCGCGGCAGCAAAGCCAAGATCACGGGCGAGCGTGGCGGGGAGTTCCTCAAACTGACGCATTGCCCTGCCGTCATCGCGGAGCCGTTCTTTGGAGACAACCCTCAGGAGTGGCAGACGGCATCATCTAGCGTCTCCGCGATTGCCGAGGCGATGGCAACCGGCATCATTGACTACCTGACCCTATGACCCCCTCATGGATCAAAATTCACCGCGTTAGGGTGGCAGGCGTGGCGATTGCCATCGAGTTCGACGCCGGGCTGCACGAATTCGGGACATGGCACCGCGACGAGCAAATCATCAAGATCGGGCCGAAAGCGGAAGACTGCTTTTGGGAGACGCTGCGGCATGAGATGACACACGCGGCGTTGGATTTGGGAGGAGTCTCATTTTGTGAGACGATGGAGGTCGAGGCCGTTGTCCGTTGTTTGGACAACCTTTTATTTCCCGCATGGGAGGCAATTCAACCAATACGTCAACCAATGCCATGACAACCGAAGAACGCATCGCGGCATCCATCGGGAAAAACCCCGGAGCGCCAAACCATACAATCGCCAAAAACCTTAGCGTTAGAGCGGCGGAAGTCCAAGCTGTCCGAGATAAGATGCCTCAGCATCAAGGCGACCCGGAAGAATCTTCGCTTTCGGGTATCGCGCTCACGAACAAGCAGATCCTATCTCACAGGCCAGCAGAGACGGCAGCACTATTCATCCAGCGCCTTCCCAAAGGACGCGGATTTCTTCCCGCGGAACTGTCGAAGAAGTGGCATCTCTCGGAAGAAACAATCAAAAATCACGCCAAACGACTTGGATGTTTGAAATACCTGAACGTCGGCGCAGGCAACTGGGTGCAAGTCGTGATCAACCCTGAAACAGCGGAAGGCTTAACCGAATGAACGAAGGAATCGACCTGACAGGGGCCAAGCTATCCAGCGATAGCGCGATCAAGGATGTGATGGCATTGCGGGCGAAGCTGCAAGAAAAGGATAAGGTCATCAAGGCGCTTCAAAGCGACCGCGAGGAACTTCTCTCGCAATTCACGAACCTACATCAAGCAAAGTATCCCGTGCCGGTTCCAAAGGCAAAACTGGCAGCCAGGACAAAGGGTGACTTCATACGCATCCTCGCCGGTGACGTTCACGGGTCCGCAATGGACCGTCCTGCCGTCGAGGCGTTCATCCGAGACGTGAAGCAGTGGCAACCCAACGAGATTGTCCTTGGCGGCGACATCATCGAGTGCGGCGGCTTCCTCGCGGAGCATCACACGCTCGGCTACATCGCTGAGACTGACTACACTTACCAGGACGACATCGCCGCAGCGACATGGTTCCTCGACCAGCTTCAAGATGCAGCGCCAAACGCCAAGATCATTTTCATTGAGGGCAACCACGACGAAAGGCCCGAGCGATGGGTAATCGACAAAACGATCCGCAACGGACGCGATGCCGAGTTCTTGCGCTCGCTGATTTCTCCCCGCACGCTTCTCAATCTCGACGCTCGAGGCATCGAGTTCTTCAGCCGTGGCGTGAACTATGTTCCAGGCCTCCCGAACGGATGGATCAAGCTAGGCAAGATTTTCATCACCCACGAACTTGGGGGAGGCACAAACGCTGCCCGTGATTCGGTAAGCAAAACAGCGGGCAACGTCGTGTTTTTCCACACGCATCGCGCCGACACTTCGACGAGGGTGTTTCCCAACGTTGGTTTGGTCACAGCGTGGAACCCCGGCTGTCTCTGCCAACTCCAGCGCATGTGGAATCACTCCGATCCGACGGGGTGGAACCACGGCTACGCGATCCAGTTTGTTTCCTCCACCGGGAATTTCCTTCACATCCAAGTGCCGATCAACGATGGTGTCAGCCTCATAGGGCCAATGCACGACCGAATGACATCGTAAATTACCTGACCGCTTGACGCCACGGGTGGGCGTGGTAGGTTGCGAGCAAGCGTGGCGCAAGCTGCGTAAAATCCAACGGCGGCAGGCACCGGGAAACCGACCTGCCGCCCGAGGGCCACTTTCGACAGTCGCCCCGGCGGGATCTTAGGACCGAACCAGCGGGGCGCTTTCGTTCAGCTAGGCTTATTCTCAAGACTCGCCACAAACCGCGAGAACGGCGAGGGCGTGAACGGCTTGCTCTCTTTCCGCGCCAGCCACCGCGCCAGCTCCTCCTCCGCGAGCTTGCGGCCAGCCTTAGACTTGGCGTTGGCCACGTTGGCACGCAGGGCGTCGGTGATCGGGTTGGCGTTCATAGCAATACAGGCTGGCTGGCCATGGCAATCGTCGGCCCGTCATCGTAGCGTGAATGCTGACTTTTAGGGTAGCTGGAAACAATCGGGTATTGAAGCTTCGCCAGCATCGACCTGCGCTGCCTCTTGTCCCCGACGAATTGGAAGTATCGGTGCTTTTCCATCGGCGGCACAGTTTGGATTCCATGCTCTTTTGCCCATCTGCCGGGGTCGGTGATTCCGCGATCACGGAGCGTCATCGGATGCGTGCGAACACCGTCCACCAAGTATGCTTTGTCGTGAGATTTGGTCGCCCCGGTGTAAATCCAGTTCGTTGCCTGATAGACGATGCCGGAATGGCCTTGCTCGGTGTCAGCGTAGGACACGACGGCGCAAGGGGCAGAAAGCATTTGCAGGCTATTTCCGACCAAGAAAGAAGCCGCGTTTTTCTCGGTCGTTTGCACCACTAAACGGGCAAGCTCGAAAAGCTGGAAATCGCGGTCCTTGAAAGCGTGCTTCTGAATTGGCGGCGAAGGCTGGCCATAGACGCAAACGCCTTCAATCATGCCGCCAATCTCCAATCCAAAGCCCGCCCAAAAGATTGGAGCGCGGCGGGAGTAGTGCTTTAGCTTTACCCACTCGTCGCACTCCGACTTGCTAAGTTTTACGACTTTCATGTTAGGATTCACAATCCGAATTCCTCCCATCCTTGCTTGGCGCTGGCAGCAGACGGCCCGCAAAATACTGGGGTCTTACCGGGATGGTTGCGCTCGATCCAGCGGTCAAGATCGTATGCAGCAATGGCCCAACTGTCGGTGTCGCTGACGCAATCGGTGTTTTTTCCGGCGTGGTGAAACCGTGGGCCGTAGTTGGTCCAGAGTGCTTTGATCTTGATGGTGTCGATGCTGTTCATGGTCGGTGTTGGTTGACGGCGCAAACCTACCGCGCCGGATGATTTCCGCAAGACTTTTTTCATGAGGGCGAACGATTGTCCTGCAAGCCTTGATCTAGCAAGGTTTCGGAGGGTTGCGAGTCTTGCCGATCTCGCTCCAGTCGGAACATCTCGAGCTGCTCGTCCCATTCGCCAGCACAAAGATCGCCAATGCAGTCGAACTGCCGGAACCACTCCTCAAAGTCGGCAAGCTCCTTGATGCGGTCGAAGATGAATTCGTCTAGGTTCATGGCTTGTCCTTCACGAAGATTCCGCCTTCCATCTTGCCGGTGCGCCCCTTGATCTCGCCGTAGGCGGCGGCAAGGCAATCCTCAAATCGCAGCCCCGCCATCTCGGCGGCGAGGATGAGCGTGACGGTGGTGTCGCCGATCCCGTCTTGCAACTCGTTGAAGGCTTGATCGTATTCGCTGGAATCCCCCGTGCTACGCAGCTTAACGGCGGCATCCACTGTTTCAGTGAGTTCCTCCTGCGTCTTTCTCAACTGCCCGAGTAGCGTGCCCTTTCCGTTAGGGCCGGTGATGTTGCGGGCGATGCCCCATTGGCGGACGTTCTCAATCAGTTCTTCGATGTTCATTGGTTGGTTGGTCATTGGTGATTCTTTTCCGCCCATGTGGAAAGGGCATGGGCGATGGCATCCAGTTTCTTCGCGGCGGTCGCGGGAGACAGCTCGGCACCTTCCTTGGCTCGATGGTGACCCGTGATGGCCCCCTGGAACTTCGGACTGATCCCAGCGTGAGCGGACCACTCGTTGGTTTCGATGTTGGCGACCATGCGCATCGTCACGGTCTTCTCGCGGTAGAACTCCATCAACATCCGCAGATCGTCCATGTCGGAAACCTTGAACGACACGCAGGACTCGTCTTCGTCGGACCAGTAGTTTTCCTCAATGCGCTGCTCCAATTCTGGATGCGTTCCGCCGAAAAATGGCCAGACCTGCGCGGGGTTGCAGGACGAAACGTGAAGGGTGAATTTGATGTCAGGTGTCATGGTGTCTTTGTTTGAGTTCGTGTAGTTCGATGAAAATGCTGATGGAGTTTTCGCGCTCGGCGTCGAGTTCCTCGCGCAGGGTTTTGACTTCGTGTTTCCAGACCGCCAGCTCGCGTTCCATCGACTCGGCCAAATCGCGGAGAATGAAGCTCCACTGGCCGTTGGAGGCGGCGATTGCGGCGTCGGTGCGCGGGGTCGGTGTCATGGTGTCAATCTGGCTTCGTTCTTGAAAGCGCCATCCGAATAACGCGACGGTCACGCCGAAATGCCTCAGCTAGCTGCCTAGGCTCGACGCCATTGTCATAGGCTAGTCGAATCGCGATGTTGCGGGCGGCGATGGCGGAAGGGCTGTTGAGCGCGGGGGAAAGTGCTTGCGACGGCTTCACCTCCCACTCGCTGGCGGCTTGCCGGATCGCCTCGCGGACGACTAGGGCGGTTTGCTCAAGGGTCATGGCTCGTGCTTCCAATCGACGATTAGCCGCGCCATCTGAGCGGCGGTCTTGACGGGCTTCGACTCCTTGCCGTTCACGCTGGCCAGCATTCCGCGCCCGCCGCGCCCGTTGTCCCACAGCCACCAGTCAAGCCAGCCGTCCGGGTCGATGATTGTCACGGCGTCCCCGAAAGCGCCCCAGATAGCCTCGTGGAGCCTTCCCTCGGTGTCCATGCACCCCGCCTTGATCGCGGCGTTACAGGCATCGTCTAGGCGGTTATATGAGGCCGTCAGCGTTTCAATCACGCCTTGCCAGTGTTTGATTTGTTCAGTGCGGTTCATTTTGTTTGATGGGTAAAAGCGAGCAGTTTCGCGACCTGCTCAGGTCGGCATGAGGAAATCAGAAAAGTTGAAGCTGTGCTTTCGCGTTCCGAAGGTTGCCGCAAGCCTGCTTGAAATACGACTCCTTCAGCTCGCTGCCGATGAAACGCCGATTCAGAGTCAACGCGCCGACTCCCTCGCTTCCGATGCCAGCGAACGGCGAATAAACCAGATCGCCGGGGTTGCTCCAAAGCATCACAGCGCGTTCGATGACATCGAGCTGGAGTGGGCAAATATGCTTCTCGTCTTGTTCCGTCCTTGCGCCGTCACGGTTCAAAACTCGGCCTTGGTCAATCGTCATCCAGACTGGCGAAGCCACCTCTTGCCACCATGAAACCGGAAACTCGCCGCGATCCTTAGATATAGGCTTTGGATTCTCTCCCGGCGCACGGAAGATCAGCAGGTAATCCGCCGATCCGACCCGCGAGTCGGCGCTGTCATTACAAAGCGTCTTGTGAAGCAACCCGTGCGCCTTGGTCCGCTGCATCTCGGTCACTGGATTCTTCCAGATGCAAATCCGCGAGTGAAACCGGAATCCGCGTTTCCAGAATGACCGGATGATCTCGCCGCTGAAGTCTTGGAACTGAATCGCGCCGTGCTTCCACTTCGTCGCCAGCAAGTCAACGCAATGCACCGCGACCTCGCGACCCGGAACCATGATCCGCGCAAGCTCGTCAATCAGAAGCTCGAAATGCTGGGTAAACTCGTCCATGTCATTGCAGTTTCCCATGTCCTGCAAGTCGTCAGAGTAGGTGAACAAATCCGCGAATGGCGGGGAGAAAACGGACAAGTCGATTGACTGGTCGGGGATCGTTTTGGCGACCCGGACGCAATCGCCGTGGTGCATTGTCCATTCGTTTGTGGATTCGGTGTTGATGTCGGTTTTCATGGTCAGTTCTTTAACTTGGAAGCCACGGAAGCATTCCGCCGCGATCTTCATTTTCTGCTGCATTTCTTCGTGCTGGCGGATCTTCTTATTGATGGTTTGGAGGATTGCGCCCTCCGTGGTTGCTTGGACGATGTAGGCGTTTACCTGCCGCGTTTGGCCGAATCGGTATGACCGGCGCAAAGCCTGATAGAAGTCTTCGAAAGAGTAGGACAGTCCGACGAAAGCGACGTTGGAACAATGTTGCCAGTTCATCCCGTATCCGAAGATCCCACTCTTGCTAATTAGGACGCGGATTGACCCATCCACGAATCCTTCCGCCGACTTCTCTTTGAACTTCGCGGTGTCGCTTCCCTTGACTTCGACGGCATCGGGAATGGCAGCGCCAAGGAGCTTGCTTTCCTCGTTGGTGTTGCACCAGACAATCCACGACTCATTCGACCCGTTGACGAGTTCCGCCACTTTAGCGACCCGATCCGCAACCGTCATCGAAAGCTCTTTGTGCATCGTGGTTGCCGAGAGCGTTGAGTGGCGCAGTAGCTCGCCTTCTTTGCGCCCCTCCACCTCGTCAACCTGGACCGCGAAGGATTGGAGATTCAGCGGCGGCAGATCGTAGCCATCATCCGTAAATCCAATGTCTGACGGCTTGGAGATGCACGCGGCCCACGATGAGAGCCATTCCCAAAACGACTTTTCAGCGTGGCGCTTCAGCCTCCAGTCGCCAGTGTTGAATGTGTCGTTTAGAAAAAACGTGGCGAGCATCTGAGCGGGCGAGCAGATGCCGAGGAAGTCGGCGTGCTGCCCGAACTCCGTGTAATCGTTTGGCGATGGCGTTGCCGTGCAGCAGAGCCGATACGGGGTGTCGGAGAATCGCGACGTAAGTCGGATGCGGGTCTTGCCGGTGAAGTTCTTGAGAATCGAGCTTTCATCCAGAACCACGCCCGCAAAATCCACGCCGTCGAAATGGTCGAGCTTGTCGTAGTTCGTGATATAGATGCCGGTCCCGTTGCACTGGTCGCCAGACTCGACGACCTTAGCAGCAATGCCAAACTTGCGAGCCTCCGCTTCCGTCTGCTTGGCGACCGATAGGGGTGTCAGGATCAATACCATGCCGGAAGTCTTGAGTTTGATTTGATGCGCCCACTCAAGCTGCTGCGCCGTCTTGCCTAGCCCGCAATCTTCAAAGAGCGCGGCGCGTCCTTGGCGCACTGCCCATTCGACAACGTGGCGTTGCCAGGGGAATAGTGGAGCGGTGATTTCCAACGGCTCGAAACCGTGCGACTGAGCGCGCTTGGTTTTGGCTGTGATGAAGTCGTCGTATGTATTCGTCATGCGCCGAACCCGCTACCCCTCTGCCGGTGGGCGCTCAACAAAAAAGGCGCATCCCGCGAAAATAAACCTGACGAAAAAACTTGCCAGCCGCGCCGCCTTTACGCGCCGTAAGCCTCGCTCGCCCGTCAAGTTTTTCGCGCTGTATGACACAAATAAAGTTGACGCTTTTTCTCGCCAGTCGATCCGGTCGAGGGGATTGTGCGGCTACCAAACGACGCAATACCACGGGGGCAGCGCATCCTACACGCTGACAACACGCCACGACCATGCAAGACGAATTCATCGACGACCAGCCGCCCATTGGGCAACTCACCGACGAAGCCCGCGAGTCGCTGCGGCTCGCCATCGAAAGCACGCCACCGGGCCAGCTTGCTAAGTGGCGACCGGAGTTTGTGAAACCGAAGGAGGACGCACCATGAGCCTGCTAGCCGCCGTCTTTGTCTTGGCCGGTCTTTGCATCGTGGCGCTTGTCGCCTTCCGCCTGCTTCTCAACTCCAACTTTCACCGATGAACACGCCGATTACTGATGCCGCTGAAATGACCGGGTTTCCAACTCCAAGAGTGGCGACTGATGGGTGGGTTAGCTCCGATTTCGCCCGCCGCCTTGAACTCGACCGCGCCGCGCTGATGGACGCTCTATGCGAAATCCACATCCTCTCCCACGATTACAGCGGAGAGGGTTCGATTGCGCTAAAAGCCATTGAAGCTGCCCGCGCAAACTTTCCAAACGCATGAACAACCTGACCATTACCAACCCGCTAGCTCTCGAGACCGACCCGCTAGTCATCGTCCGCACCTCCGCGCCGTCAGCGGCGAAATACGACAGCAAGGTTCGCCGTTACGATGGCCAGCTTGCCCGCGTCAACGTCCGCACCGGCGAAGACCTGGCGCTCATCCGAATGCTGCGCCACGGCATCGACTACTTCGCCCCGGCTAGCGGCGACGGCATCCTCGTAAATCCCGAACTGCTGAAACGATGAAGCCCGACACCGCCCGTTTTTTCGCATCTGCTGCCGTCGTGCTGTCCATCGTCAGCATCGTCCTGCTTGCTGGTTCAGGATGCCGCGATTTTGCAACCTACCTCGTTTGCGTCGGGGTTGCGATCCTCGCGGGTTTTGTGGCGCTAACCCAGGACATCTAAAACTTTCCTAGTGGAAACCGGGCGGCATGTTGCCAGTCGTTTTCTACCCGTCGAGGGTGGGATTGCTCACGACAGCCCGGAAACTTTCAACTGACCTAACCATGAAGACTACCAAGAAACAAACACAGTGCCAGCGCCTGTTGGCGTATCTCCGCAAGCACCGCAAGGGCATCACCACGATGGAGGCTTTCGAGCATCTGCGCATTACCTGCGTCCACAAGCGGATTGCGGAGTTGGAGGAGACTGGGCAGCTTGACGGCTACAACTGGATTCAGGCCCATTTCATCACCCGCACCAAGGAGCGCACCGCTTCCGGCTCCATCGTCACCCGCTACAAGCTCGCACGCTAATTTCCAGCGCCCGTCGTTGCCGACCTAGGGAGGACAGCACGGCACGGCGGGCAACTTTCCGAATACCATGACAACCACCACCCACGAACTCGTCCAAGCCAACGACGCACTCCGCGCCGAATATCCGACCGCGCTCATCCTTGATGCCCAGTTTGGCGCTGACGGATTCCGCCTGATGATGATGCCTCAGAGCGACGATTACGCCACTCAGATCGGCAAAGGCGCGACCGTCACCGAAGCCCTGGCCGACCTTCGTTGCAAGGTCGCAGCGAACGACCCGCTCGCCAAGCTCCGCAAGCAGGCCGACAAGGCAGGCTACATCCTCACACCAAAACAAGACTGACCATGACAACCGAACTGACAACCACGCAAGAATCCGCCGCGTTTGAACTCACCCAGCGGCAGGCTAAAATGCTCTCAAGCAGCACGCTCGTCCCGAAGGAGTTTCAGAACAACATGGCCAACTGTGCCATCGGTCTGAACATCGCAAAACGACTTGGAGCAGACCCGTTTATGGTCCTCCAGAACATCGACATCATCCACGGGCGACCATCGTTCCGCGCCTCGTTCCTCATCGCCATGGTGAATGCCTCGGGTCGATTCACGCCGCTTCAATTCCGCCTAGATGGCGCTGGCGAGAAACGCGGATGCGTAGCCTACGCCACCAACAAAGAGACCGGCGAGATCGTCGAGGGACCAGAGGTTACGATGGCAATGGCTAAGGCCGAAGGCTGGTCCACGAAGTCGGGCAGCAAATGGCTGACGATGCCGGAACTGATGTTGCGCTATCGTTCCGCCGCGTTCTTCGCTCGCATCTACGCGCCCGACATCACGTTGGGTATGCAGACCGCCGAGGAGATCCACGACGCGGAACCGATCCGCAACGTCACGCCGCGACCAGGCTTCGCCGCTGCCATCGCAGCCCCGGTCGAACCGACCGCGCAAGAGTCCTTTGAAGCTGAACTCGCGCAGGAGGAGGAAGCATGAAGATCTGGGACGTAAAGCAAGGCCAAGAGGAATGGCTGGCGCTGCGTAAAAGCTACTTCACAGGCTCCGCGCTAGGGGAATGGCTACTCGACGGCGACCGCACCAAGACAAGCCGCAAGGCATGGCAAAATGCCATCTGGAACAAGCTTGGCGAATTGTCGCAGGATGACGAACCGAACTTCCCGAACTGGGCAATGAAGCGCGGCACGGAGCTTGAGCCGCTCGCCCGTGCTGCCTACGAGCGGCACACGGGATTCAAGGTCCGCGAGGTTGGATTCATTTCCCACGATTCGGACGGATTCGGGGTTTCGCCGGATGGTTTGATCGTCGGTAGCTTGGATTTCCCGATTGGCGATGACGACTTCTACCACGGACTTGAACTGAAATGCCCTGTCGCCCGCACGATGCTGAAGTGGCTCGATGCCGGAACGCTGCCGGATGAACATAAGCTTCAGGTTCACGCGAGCATGGCTGCAAGCGGTCTTTCGCGCTGGGACTTCTTCGCTTACCACCCCGAGCTTGTGCCGCTGCACATCATCGTTGAGCGGGACGAGTTCACGGAGCTAGTCCTTGCTGGCCTACTCAAACTTTCCGACGACTACAGCGCGGCGAAGGCAAAGCTGGCGGGATGGATCGCAACGCCAACGAACGACACACCATGAGAACCTACACCATCAACGTAACCAAAGAACAACTAGCAACGCTTTCAATGGCGTGCGAAATTACGGCCCGATTGGGCATGTGCCAAATCGAGATGGCATTTGACGAACTGCCATTCCGAGAGCCGGTGGATTGGTCCGAATATCATGCGATGATGGACGATATCCGACGCCAGCTTCGCGTCCATTGTGACGCCAACGTGGGAATCCGCCGCGCCAAGGATCGCCACAAGGAGGCTTGGGATTTGCACGCGGTTTTCCGTCATCGCCTCGCGTGGGACTGGCTGGAGGATCAAGGCAAGACAAAGCCGGATTTTTACGGAGTCAACTACGACCAGCCGCACAAGACATCTGACCAACCACTAGCCAAAATTGAAAGAAACACACCATGACCGACACCCTATTTGACATCCCCGAAAGCCCATCACCGCGCTTGCAGTGGTTGCGGCACCATCAAATCGACACCATCGACAACGGCATCGACTACAAACCCGGCGATTGCTGCGAGATCACCAGAAACCGACTCTTCCGCTATTGGGCATTCCAAGGCGGAAAGCAGACCAAGACGGAGCTTAGCGAAGCTGGTGGCGACACCGAGGACGAGGCTATCGTCAACCTGGCCCGCAAACTCAACCTCAAACTCTGGAACGAAGCATGAGAACCCCCGAAGACCCATGCCGCGACCCGGCATCCGAGGCGAGAGACGACTGGGAGGACCGCGAGCCGAACGACTGGCGGCGGCGTGACCGTGACCTAGCCGACACTGAGGAGCATGAGCGGTGGGTGCAAGAGCGGCAAGCAGGGAAGGAGACCAGCCATGAGTGACCCCGAAATCGCCGCCATCCTCCGCGACTATTGCAGTAGGCGCCTTAGCGGGATCGAGCTTGCGCTTGTCTCTGGCATCGCGGAGGGCGTCCACCTCGACGCTTCTGGCCAGTGGTTGAGCGTGCAAGACCGCCGGGTCTTTGAGGGACTACAAACGCAATTCGCACCCGACCTCGCACGGAAATGAGCAAGGCCACATTTCACGGCAAGGACGGAAGCCAAGACGAGATCGTCGCGGCTCTACGGGCGGCAGGCGCGACCGTGCAAGACCTGTCCCGCATCGCAACGCCAGGGGTGCCCGACCTGCTCGTTGGCTACCAGGGGCGAAACTACTTGATCGAGTGCAAGCCCGAACACGGCACAAAGAAACAGCTATCGCTCCGACCTTCTCAGGAAGAGTGGCACGACAAGTGGCATGGCCAAGTCTCGGTTGCTCACACCCCGAGGCAGGCGCTTCTCATCATCCGAATCCCATGAAAACCGACACCAAAGAACTAGCCGCCGAACTCGACAGAATCGCGGACGGAATCTTATTTGGTCGCTCTTTGCTTATTGCTAATCAAGCCGCCGACCGGCTAGAGGAGCTTGAGCGGGATCTTGAGCAAGAGCGCCAGGACCGCAAGCAGGCCGAGCTAGACGTTTGCCGCGCACTAGACGAGCGGAACGACGCGAGGGCAATCATCGACGCCACTCTAAAGGCTTTGCCGGTTGGCTACATCCCGGCTCACACGCCGGAAAGCCTGCCGGGGCGCGTGGCCGATTTGGTCAGCGAGCTAGGGCGACTTACGGCGATGATCGAAGACCCCGACGAGGTGGAACTCGCGATGATCCGTGGCGACATCGCGATTCCTGATCGAGAGGAGTTTGATGCCATCCGCACACCATCCGGTTACAATCCGTTACCGACTGACGCATGAAACTCCTCGTCCGGCTCGATGCCCAGAATCGCCGCTTGATAGTCCGCGGGGGTTGAGTAACGTGACGACGCCGCAAGGCCCGGTTGAGACCCGGAAAGAACGATGCAGAATTACAAACAGCCTCCAAATCCCTCGCCAGCCGGTTGCATCACCGGGTCTCACTGGCGGCGGGTTTGGGGGCTTTTTATTGTTACCATGACTGAAAAAGAACCGTTTGCGTGGGATATTCATCGTTTCGATGAATTGTTTGGAAATGAGCCGAGCGCCGTTGAGATTGAAGACGGATGGCTTACGATTTGCGGCCACTACCCGATTGAGTTGACGCGCATTCCTGACGAGAGGGCGCTTTGCGAATGGGTTTATCACCTAACGCAAAAAACATGGGTCACTGGCGAAATCATCAATGATTTTGTCGGCGCTGTTTTTGCGGAAAAAGGATGGCAACTCTACAAACACATTTGAGCCATGGCTGGAGACTGGATAAAAATGAGGAAAAGCCTGCCGACCGATCCGCGAGTCGTCCGCATTTCGTCCGCTTTGAAAGCGGACAGATTGCGGACAATCGGCGGACTCATGTCCGCTTGGTGTCTTCTCGACGAACAGACGGAAGACGGAAAGCTCGACGGATACACTCCCGAGATTTTCGACGAGATCGTCGGATGCCCTGGCCTAGCCGAAGCAATGGCAAGCGTCGGATGGATGGAGCTTGGCGACGGATTCCTTGCTGCGCCAAGGTTTCACGAGCATAACGGGCAATCCGCCAAACGCCGGGCTCAAGATTCCGTCCGCAAATTGTCCGCACGAGAAGCGGACAAACGTCCGCAAGCAAAGCGGACAGATTGCGGACTAGAGAAGAGAAGAGAAGAGAAGAGTATTATCCCCCCTTCCCCCAATGGGGAATTGTCGGAGTTTCTGGAATCCGTGTGGAAAGCCGGACCCATTCAAAGCAGAACCCGATCTTCCAAGCGCCAACTTGAATCCGCTTGGAAGAAGACACAGCGCAAACCACAAGAACCGGAAGTCCTTCGAGTTCTTGGTTTGTGGGTAAAGTCTCACGCTTGGACGAAGGACAACGGCGAATTCACGCCGGGAATCCACCGCTGGATTCAAAACCGCCAATGGGAGAACGAGCCGGAGCAATCGGCGCCATCAGCAATGGAGGGACGAGGCTGGTGAACGAGACCCCACATTTCCAAGGACCGGAGAAATCCGTCATCTCCTCACTCCTGCACTCCCCAGAGCTTCTTGAGGAGGCTGGACACCTAACCGGCGACCATTTCCACCTCCCGGCGACAAAAACGCTTTTTCAGGCCATTCTGAGCGCAGTGGAGAGGCAAGAGGAGATCGAGCTAATCGCCCTTCGCGAACGGATGCACGCAGCGGGGACGCTGGAGTCAGTCGGAGGAACTGCCGGGTTGACGGAAATTTACACTTACGCTCCTGGCGGATACCACTTCAAGCAGCACGTTAGGATGCTGACCGAAAAGCTTGCCGTTCGCCGCGCTGCCGACCTCGCCAGAGAGATCACCGATGCCGTCGCCACTGATGCCGACCCACAAGACCTAGCCGACCTCGTGGCATCCAAATCCACGGTGCTTTCTGACACGTTGGCGGAAGCGCGCCCTGTGGCCGACACCAAGGCTCTAGTCCTAGCTGCCGCTCAACGGTGGGAGGACAGAATCATGGGGAGGGTCCAGCCGGACGGAATGACAACCTCTCTGCCGGAATTGAATCAGCTTTTCCGGGGACTCAAGCCGCGCCGGGTCACGGTGATTTCCGCGCTGCCATCTCAAGGCAAAACGCTTCTAGGTGGGCAGCTTTTCATGGATTGCGTAATGGAATCTCACAAGGGGCTTTTCTTGACCTGGGAGATGGACCCGGACGAATTGATTGACCGATTCCTTGCCTACTCAGCACGCCAGCCAATCAACGCCGTAGCCGAGCCGGAAGTGTATTGGAAGGACGGCAAGCCGAATGAATACGAGTTGCGAAACCTCACGGCGGCATTCCGAAACGTCGCCACATACCCGATGACGATTGAGGCGATGCACGGCAAAAACATCAACCAAGCCATTGCAGCCATACGCCGCGAGCATCGGAAGGGGGAGCTAAAGGTCGTTGTCATGGATTTCATCCAGCGCATCGCGCCGAGCAAGGCCATGGAAAAGCAAAGCTACGAACGGGCGCTTGCCGACATTGCCGACCGATTCCAAAACCTAGCGCAAGAGCTTGGCTTCCACGGCATCATGCTTTCCCAACTCAACAAGGAGGGCGCTGCCAAGCACGCGGAAGCAATCAATGAGTCTTGCGCTTTGCACCTCAAAATCCTCAAGGTTCCCGTCACCGGCAGCGATGGCACGATTGTCATGGAAAACGGTGCCGCAAAAATCAAGGTGGAAGGAATTTCCGTCGTCAAAGACCGATTCCACGGAAACCGCGACAAGCTACTCAGCATCAAGCTCGACCTCGAAACACAACGCTTCAAATAACCACCACACCATGACCACCGACCAAGCAACCATCATCATCCGCGAGAGCATCCGCGAAGCTGCCAGCCAACGCGGGTGCCGACCATCGGACGCACACCGACCGTCCCAGGCGAACAAGACCGGCCTCAAGGCGCGGAACATCGCCATCCGGCTGGCGCGGGCGCAGGGTATTCCCGTGCATTTCCTCGCTGCCTCTTTCGCGTTGTCCCGCGAGACGATCCAGAAGGCGCTGAGAGAAGAAGTGGCGGTCTAGCCCTACAGCCGCAAGGGATTGAACGATTTATTGCAAAATGTCTTGCGGGTTTCAAGGGGCGGGAGTAGGTTCCTTACATGGCTAACAACAACCACCTCGACCTGCTCAACAAAGTTCAGTCCATCTTTATCGACTACGCCAACGCCAACGGCATCAACCTTGCCGATCATTTCGAAACTCCGCAGGCCTTCAAGGACTTCATCGTCGGCGCAGCATTCAAAGGCCTTCGCGATGCTGGTGCCGATGTTGCCACCGCGTTCAACGCAACCGTTGGCGAGGGCCAATACGAAGCGGCCTTCGCCCGCTTTACAGCCTAACCCACCCACCGCGCCGGGTTCCATCCCCGGCGCTTTTCTTTACCATGAAAGGCAAACCATTATACGAAGTCCTTGGCCACGGCGGCAAACGCCCCAACGCAGGGAGGAAGCCAGGCAACCCTCGCCAGTCCCTCACCATCCGCCTGAGCGAGCCGGCGATGGCAAGGCTGGCGTCACTCCGCGAAAGCACCGGCTGCGGCTCAGGGAAGCTGATTGAGGCCATGATTCTCCAACTAGAAACCGACCAACCGAAACCATGATCCGACTGAAAATTGACCTACTGAAAATCACTGGCGCTCGCACCTTCACCGCGAAGGATGGCACCGCTTGCATTGCCTTCCCGCTCGAGGCAAACAACGTCTACATCACCCCGAAAGGAGCGCACAACCTGACGTTGACGCTGATGGACAACAAGCAGGGGCGCGACCAATACGACCAAGACGGGTTTTGCACCGTCGATGTCGGCAAGGATCGACGACTGGCTGGCGAGCGCGGTCCCATCCTGGGCAACTGGGCGGATCTTGATCGAGGGCAGCGCCAAGGGCCAGGGCGAGATGTTTCCGTTGCGGAGGCTACGAGGCGAACAGCGCCAGCGCAGGCTACGCAGCCGGATGAGGAGGAAACGGATATTCCGTTCTAGCACTTAAAACGGGGATACGAAGGGGTTTCTTTCAAGCCCTGTCAAGCACAAAGGCCGACTGGTTTCTTTATGAGACCAGCCGGTCTTTTTTATTTCTGATTTGACGAATACAATAAGATAGCGTTTGGATTTGGCGTGCAACGAGATTACGCCGACACTCACTGGAGGCATCCTTATGAGGACGAGGATGATTTCCCGTCTGAGGAAATCGAGGTAGCCCGTAAAATGATGGCTATCCTTTCGGCAGTAATCGACGAAATGCCGGACTGTCCCGAGAAATACGGCGTTGCCTACGCTATCGGGGCGAACAATTTAGCAGGCCGCTCAATGTCTGAGATTGCCGCCAAGCTAGGCACGACAAGAGCGCTCATTTCCCATCGAGCCGTTGAGTTCTGCCGCCGCCATCAGTTGCCGCCAAGCCCTTACATGAAAGCCGCCAAATAAGATATGAACCAAGAACTATCCACAAGCCTTGCCGAGGAAATCGCAGCCTGCCACGCTAAGGCGCAGGAAAAAGCCAATCAAGCACGGGAAAACATTGACGCGGCTCTCCACGCCGCTGCCGATGTAGGGCTTCTTATCGAGAAGGCGAAGGACACTTACCACGGCAGGCTTAACGAATGGTTGCGCGAACACGTTCCAGGCTTGACGCCTGAGCAGGCCGATGTTTACCATGGAATCCACAAGGTAAGGAAGCGCAGGGAATGCCTTGAGGCTGATAGTCGCCAGCTAAAGCTCATTGGGATTATTGGTGACGAGGACATCAGCGAAAACGGAGGGACCAGCACAGGCCAGAAGGCTGACGGCTCACGCTGGATCAAATGGGCGGGGCATATCGCCCACCATTTTAGGGGATTGGACAGCACGAGGCCGATCGAGCAGTGGGAAAGCTTTGAGCGTAAAGCCTTAGCCGATACGCTAGAGCCTATGGTCGCGCTATACAAGAGGGCGGGCGGTGTCCTGTGAATATCCACGCGATGAGAGATAAGATAAGATAGCGCTTGATACTTAAGAAGATATGACTATCTACCCCCCATATGGGAACCCTATCCTAAAAGATAGCCCCTCGGGGTTAGGGCGCAT